ATTAAATGTTCAACAACAGATAATTGACGCTATCCCCACGGTTCCACAAGTGGTAAAAACTGGAGGAATAACTCTAGTTGCTACAACGGCTGCATTGAGTACCCCATTACTTTTGAGAGCCGTCAAGCCCATCATTAAACAGATAGTAAATAGAGTTAAAAAGATATTAGGAAAGAAAGTGGAACGCCCAAACTTATCTGAAAAAAGGACTAATTCTTATCGGGAGAAACGAGGTTTACCTCCTCTGAAGAAGAAGAAGAAGAAATAGGTGGGATATTATGCCTGTGAGGTAAGACTTGTCCCATCTTTGGCTTAATAACAACGTCTTCACATAGAGAATAAAAAACAGAATTTTTAGCAAATTCAATTCCAGCAATCTTTAGTGCAGAGCATTCTTTAAGACGAGCTATGTGCCACGATAATTGCTTGTCAGCAAGGGATTGCTCTTGGATTGCTATTTGAGCATCAGCAGCCCTCTTACATCTTCTCTGTAAAGAGTTATCTAATGGCATTGAAAAAGTTATACTAAATCCCCAATTTAAGCTTGCAGAATCTTTCTGTCCTGTCCTTACTCTTTGGTGGTAAAGAATATCTCCCTCGTCTGAATAGACTGGCGAATCATACCAATATTCTCTAGGAAGCTGTTTCTGGAAGCTGTCGGTTAGGAAGGGAGATGCTGTTAACATTGGCCCCTGACAAACTATTCCATTACCGTACTGATTTTGTATCATATTACCTTGCAAAGATTGTATCGCCATGTTGGTCACTGAACCACTGGAATTAGCTACGGGAGCTGCTGTTTGTGAAGTATTTGCTAATACTTTTAAAGGGTTAAGTGCAAATATTATTGAGAGAATGTAGAGGTAGTTTCTGTAACGCTTTCTACCTGAGTTGTGCGAGTTATGTTTGTTATATTTGAAAGACCTGGGCCTTGATAAGATTGATTCATTTGAAACGCTGCCCCTGCATTTCTGATTGTTACATTGGGCATTGTTGTTAGATCGGCTCCAGTCCATGTGTAGGTACTTCCATTAACAGTTTGGGTGATGTCTGTGGGGTTAGGTAACATTGTTGATCCATCAATATCTATATTCGTACCAGTAATACTTAGAGAATGACCAGTATTATAATCTGTTGAAACTATTGACTCTGTAATATTTTGAGTGGTACGGGTCACTGCGGTCATACTTCCGCTAGAAAAATTAGGAATGACTGGGACAGCTAAGATCTTAGTGGTATTTAATAATAACAATAGCGGTAAGTAACGTTTCATTTATGTATATCCATATAGTGTTTCCACATAAAAAAATTGAAAACAGCAACAATAATGACAGCCACAAAAGCAGCAATAAGTGGAACATGCACTAGTCCACCACCGATTCAACTATGGTTTGAGCTGTGCAACTAGATCCAGCTCCCATTGTGCCTCCACAAGTATGAACTCCACTGGACAGTGACGTTATAGTCGCTCCAGAAACGCCACCACTTCCTGTAACTGTTGAACCAAGAGAAGGCAAACTTGGAACAACGCCTCCAGTGACCGTAGTTGCACTTTGAACGGCATCTCCAACTGTTAGACTTTCCGTCATCGAATACGCAGATCCAGCAGTGGTTATAGCGAAGTCAGTATCTACAATTGCTGGTACTCCTGATGTAACCGAATCAGCCGTCAATCCTCCGATAGCACCAGAGGTCGTAGTGCCTGAGACAGTAGTACTCGGAGTCACGTTATTGCCTGTAACGCTGTAAGTTGTCCCAATCCGATTTGCGGAGCTATATGCAGCATCTAATGTAACTTTTGCTGATGTAGTGATTGAGTGCCGCATATCTGCTTGCACTGGAACAGCACTTAGCAATAGCAAAGGAATTAGTAGTCGTTTCATTTTGTGGTAGTCGTTGGTGCTTCAGTACGAATAATTAATGGTTGCTCAACTCTTATAGTTTGAGTTTGTGGGCCGTTACCAGAAGTTCCATCACCGTTTTGGCTTGGCCCACCTTCCCCATTCTTCTTTTTCTTTCCACCTCCTGCTCCAACACTGATTCCAAAACCTGCGAGCACGTTTCCCAAAAGACCCGCCGCAAAAGTCGCATCCACACGTTGATCGGGCCAATCCATCCCAAATATTTTTGATGGCAACTTTATATAGGCAAGGCTTAAAATACATAAACACCAGAGAAGAATTAGTGATTTTGCTCCAGCTCCAATGAGAAACATAATCTTCTCTTGATAGTCGGGGGTGTCATCATCTTCAACTATGTCAACTTTTGGTTGCTCTGTTTTTTTAGGGTTAGCGGTAATAGACATAAATGAAGCGTATGTTGTCTAATCGTAATAATATATTAACTACTGTCTAGTGCTAATGGCTATTCCTGATGAAGTCATAGAAAACACCAAGCGTGTTCAAATAATGAATGAACTTTATGAGCTTGATGAAAGATCAAAAGTTGGTCATCCTCATAGAAATTGTTTTACTGGATTAGGTCAAGAAATTTCTGATTACAAAGAATTTGCTAGACAAATGGCTAACTTTGAGAAATGGAACAAAAGGAACTACCCACTGTAGAAACCTGTCCTTGCCCTCACTGTGTTGAGGCCCGTAATCAAAGGGATAGACTTGAGGAATTACAAATTACTAAAGTGCTCGTTAAGGTATCGACTGATAACAACTGCTTTTGAATAATGTGCCTTTATACCTGTTATTCTTGCTAATTCTCTACTAGATAAACACATTAGATTTTTTCTCATTGCTTCTCGTTTGTTTGTTGGAGAGCGATAAACAAAAGGTGATCCGATTAGATCAAGTAGCTTTTTCATTTTTTAAGTGCAGCCATTAAAAGTTTTGCGAATTGCGGAATTGTTAATACGACTCTCCATTTGTCTGGGCCTTGTATCCTGGGCCATCGAATTAAAGAAGCTGCAAATCTCGCTTTAGCGTTCTTCCTTTGAAGCTCTACTTCTCTAGGTTTCTTCAAACATGGAACATTAGGGTTTGAATAACTGGCGATCTGTATAACTGTTTTTGGTATTCCTTCTAAGTCTCCTGTATCACCACCAGCCGCATTAGTTCTTCCGGCTCCAAGCTTTCTTCTTACTGGAAGACCTGTAGCTTCTGCTAATAACTTTGCCGCTTCTCTTTCAGCAGCGTCACCTTTGTTCTTTTGCTTATTCAATATGCTTCCCCTTTAGATCCATCAGCAAATCTTCTCTGCTGTTTACATGGTTCTTAAGTGTATTTTTAACTCGTCTAATATTTGTTATCCCAGTCTTTAAATCTTCTATAACATTATCTAAAAAACTATCTGTATCATTAACTTTAGTTTCTGATAACATTAGATCTTTCAAAGTTAATAATTTTGCTACTGCATCACTTGTAAATTCCCTTGTAGTAAATAAGAATCCACAATAATTACATTTTCTCCTCCTCCTAATAGATTCACCTTTATTAGAAATAGTTGTATTTAAAATAATATGTTTTGTCTTGGTAGTATCAGTACCACATTTAGGGCATTTCATTCTTCTGTTTCCTCCTCTGGTATCTCGATATAATCTTCTTCATAAATATTTTCTCCAACAATTATTCCATCAGAATTTCTTATTAATTTATATGGATTAGGAATCAGCATATTAATAAAGCGGGTTATCCCATTCGGGCTGAATCCAGTCGTTAAACTCTTTATCTGCTGCTGGTTTGTTATAACAATTTTCGTAAATTGTTTTACAATTTTTTAAAGCGTATGGATGCTTAATAGCCTCGTCAAAAGCATCAATATGTATATTACTTAGCTCATCATAATTATCTGGATCAACCCAGGTCATTTCGTCTGGATGTGGCACATAATCAGGACACTTGCTAGGTGCTGATTTATTGCTGTTACGGGACAGTAACCGTTTAAGGCAATTGATAATTTGATAAATCATTAAATATCCCCCATTTCCATAAAGAACGCTTTCCGGCATCCCTCGTATGTGTCTAAACAATCCAGCCAATAATATTTATTATTACCAGCACGATCTTTATGTATTTGAGACATTAACTCGCTTGTATAAATAACAAAACAATCCTCTACTTTTAATTGAGGCCAAGTCAGATTTAAAAGATTGATGTACCCACCTAATTGAGCAGAATAATTTTTCTTATTAGGAATAATTGGTTTGCCGCTTTTACCTAAAGCGCAACCTTTAGTTTTTATATCTGCTACTGCATAGCGATCACGTTCTGTTTTATGCCTCAATATCAAATCACAAGTTCCACCAATGCTCCTTCTTGGATCTATCATGACGTACTCGCTGGCTACAACTTCCCAGTTCTCCCAAATTTCATTTGCAGCTAAGTGTTTACATAAATCTTGGTAGGGAGTGGGGTCATAGGAACGACCTCTAACTTTATGGTTAAACCATTCGTGAGTTTTTATTCCACGTTCAATGGCAAGTAAAAGTTCAACTTGTTTATCTTCTCCATGCTCACCAAATCTAGTTTTTGCAAACCATTCCCTCTCGGTTTTAGTTGTAATGACTTCTGAAACTCGATATGAGATAGGTCTTCCGTTAAGAAAATAACCAGAGTCCTGATAGAACTCCACGCCTGGAACAACTGGTAGCCATTTACCTGTAGCTGGAAGTTCTGGCATCATTATTTTCATACAGATAACTCCATTCCTTCTTTGGCTGGATAACGCTCGTAAATTTTCTTTCGTTCGTATTGGTTCTTTGCGTCTATTGCGTCCTCTTCTTTTAAAACTTGAACATACTTGCCTGGAAAACAGCCTTCTACTCCAGGTTTGTAAGTGTGGTAGTAGCCATTTTCATCGTATCGACCCATTTGAACAGGATTAACCAAAGTAAAGCCTCTACTGGTTAAGCCTTGTGGATCTGGAGAACCTGTTCTTTCGTAGCTAGTAGCTGTGCCTGGTTTATAACCCTTCGGGATGACATGCCAAATAAAAGTATTAGCAGAAGGTGGGTCGTAAAGCTTGCCGTAGTTTCTTTCGATTTTGTTAGTCATAAATTATTACCCCATTCTGTACTGGTTGCTTAACAGTAACAACATCTAGCCATGCTGAGTAGTCCTTCTTCTTCAGCCATGAGTGTGCTTGCTTCAGGTTTGGGTAAAACTCATCGACTGACTCTTTCATCCTTTGATCATTAATGTTCGCTAAAAGGGCTGTTATGAGCCTTTCAGCCGACTCATCATTGAGAGCCTTTCTCCAAGCATCAAAGGCTTCAGATTTAGATCCGACTGATTTTTTTGGTGCAGATAAAAATGTTGACCAAAACTTTTCAAAGCTTTCTGAGTAAGCAGGTTTCTTTTTAACTTCTTTACTTGTTTTTATTGATTCTTCTATCTGATTAGAAAGGTCTGTGGATATCCCTTCCCCTTTCAGACTATCCCTATCCCTAAGAATCTTAGAAGCTCGCTCACGCTCGCAGTCCATTGTCTTTATAGCATTTTCGGCAATAGCCGATTCTATTAATTGACTGAAATACCCTGCCTTACTTAGGTATTTGGGCTTTTTCTTCAGTGCTTGGTGTATCACATCCGAATCAACCCGTATCATTTCCGTAGCCATGCGCTATCAGTAGTGTTACTAGGTAGTAACAAAATGACTCAGAATGTATCTAGTGTCAATGGCGTTGCGAAAAAATAATGAAACATATTGTAATCTGTTAATATAGGGTTGACCCAAAGCGGTGAGATCCATGACTCGCTCCACAGAGGCCAGAAAGAATGAGTTGAAAGAACAGATACTTACTTGCCATGATCCACATTCACTCCTTGTTGATCTTCTTCATGACAACGAGCGACTAAGGAGCGAGTTAAGAAGATGGGAAACTGGTAAAAAAAATAATTGTTCCTGTTACTCAATGTAAATAAACAGCATTTTTTCCCCTTTGCTGACTAATAACTGTTTCAGTTCATACCAAAAAAACGGATATAACTGGGATCTTTTGTTAAGCGTCCATTTGTATCTAGACTTGTCTACAACTTCCGCTAAGTTGTCTCGTATAGATTGAAACCTGACAATGGTTATTCGAGAACAACTCGATCATAAAAAAAGAGGTGACTTAACCAGCATTAAACGCTGGAGAGAGATCAATAGTCTATCAATACCTGATATTCACAAGTTCAATCATTATCGAGGAGGTATAGGACCACATAACTCACAAGTTCATAAGCTAGAAAATAATACGCTTGAACCTTTCCTACAAGTTTTTAAATCGTTAGCTGGAATGATGGATGAAATAGCTAATGAGGATAAATTTACTTATGTTCCTGACTTAAAAATTAGAAAGCGTTTAAAAAAAGCAAAACCATATCTCACTCATGATGGTCGGGTTGCTACTTTTATTGATTTCATAGAAATCTTTGAAGGCCGTCAGCCTGTTAATCCTATTTATGCAACAGAAGAAAAAATCACAGAGGATTTGTTGCTTGAATTTTCACAGGCTTTAGCTTCTACTTTCCGATGGGTTGGAACTGAGAACATGATGAACAATAAAGAGACTTGGGAACAAATCAAAAAAGCAAAGTCAATCAAAAGACTTGAAGAAAAGGAGTTGTTAAAGATGGCTCAGGCTATCTTGATAAGTGATGCAGTGATCTCAGAAGAACAAGTTAAATTTGTTTTAAACAAATACAAAGAATGTCCAATGGTTTGTGCTTATAGAGCACTTGTTGATCAGCCTTTACCTGAAAAGATGGAAAAGGTTCACGCAAAATTATTAGAAATAGTTCATCCTTAGTACATTTTATACGGCTTCATGATAGGTATATCTACTTTCAACATTTGACCCATTGACTTGTCTACGTGATGCTATATCGTACTCGTAACAGCTTCGACATTACCTTTTGAAACCTTCCAATGGTTTCGGTATTTATGATTTTTTGAATGACGTTTTCGAT